GTCGTGCTCAAATGATTTATAATCGTCCATCTATTTGGGTTGAGTTTGACGAAGGTGGTAAGTCTGATTTCATCTGTACTAATGCACAAACATTCTATATTCGTGATGGTATCTTACATATGGTATATCAAATGCGTTCTAATGATGTTGTGTTTGGCTACAAGAATGATTATGCGTGGGCACAATATCTTATGGATAAGTTTGTTGCTCAATGGAATGAACAATGTAAACTTCCCGGCAATAAGCACTTTACTATTCAAAAGGGTATGCTTACGTGGCAGGTAATGAACTTACATACCTATGAACGTCACTTTGATTTGGTAAAACAATGAGTGCAAGTAGGGAAAGCTATTATGCTTATATGGGAAGACGAATGAAAGAAGACGATACAAACCGCCTTAAATGGGATAACCGTTTTATGTCATTAGCGACTATGATCGCTGATTGGAGCAAAGACCCTTCAAGTAAAATTGGTTGTGTTGCTGTTAATGATGATAGACGCATATTGGCTACAGGCTATAATGGGTTTCCAAAAGGTATTGAAGATACTGAAGATCGTTTAAACGATCGTCCTACCAAACATAGTCTTGTAGTACATGCTGAAATGAATGCACTTATGAATGCGTTATATGCCGGTGTATCACTAAAAGACTCTACTTTATACGTATATGGATTACCTATATGTTCTGATTGTACCAAACTTGTTATTCAAGCGGGTATTAAACGTGTAGTCATATCATCAGATAAAAGTGTTAAAGGTGATTGGCAAAAGGTATGGGAAGAAAAGAGTTTACCTATGTTTAAAGAAGCAAATGTACGGGTAACTTCACTTGGCGAATAACTTAACGGACATATATGTTGGCGTTAAAAAGAATGATCCAAATAGAACGGTGAATGATTTTTATCCTACTCCTCCCTTAGCAACATATATTCTATGTAAATACGGTAATGTACCGCATAAAGTTATAGAGCCATGCGCTGGTCGTGGGCATATTTCATCAGAGCTTTTACGTAATGGCCACGATGTTATATCCTACGACCTTAACGTATATCCTAATACTCTCACTAACATAAATACACCATACGACGCATTAGAGTTACCAAAAGATAAAGACGTTAAAGGTGTAATCACTAACCCTCCATACCATAAAGATTTGCCACGCAAACTAGCAGAAAAATGGACAGACGAATACGATTACACTGCAATGTTTTTACGTTTAACGTTTCTTGAAGGTAAGAAGCGAAATAAACTGTTTACATCTAACCCACCTAGTGATATAATATATCTATCAGACAGAGTAAGATTTGATTCTAACATATTAGAACCTGTTGATAAAAAAGACCAAATTGGTGGTATGATTGCCTATATGTGGATCATATGGGATAAGACAGCTGAACATAAATACACTCGTTGCCAGTGGGCAATGTTAGAAGATGAATATAGTGAATGGAAATTAAATTATGATAAACATAGTAATACCGGCAGCAGGTGAAGCCACACGTCTTAAACCGTTAACATCAAACTGTTCAAAGGCAATGGTACGTGTACACGGCAAACCAACTATCGAGTATATTATTGAATCCATTTATAATAATACGACAGGAATAAACCAAATCGTTGTCGTTGATGGTAAACATAATGACATCAGAGAATGGGCTAAAAAATACGATGTAGTTAAATGCGTAAAGCAGGGATCTCTTAATGGTCCCCGTGATGCTATATCAGTTGGTATTGAAAGCTTAGATGATAAATCATTGCCACTTGTTGTTTGGTTAGGTGATGCTATTATCCTTGAGGATGAGCTGCCACTTGGTTCTGATTTTCTATTAACTAAACAAGTCGATGATCACTTTGCTTGGTGCATGTGGGATGGTAACAACTATTTTAATAAACCAAAAAACACAGTTCCAAATGCTGACGCGCTTGTCGGTTTATATAGTTTTAGTGATGGGATAAAAGCTTCAGATTGTTTTTATGATACTGATGGTTATGAAATATCCGATGCGCTTGAATTATATGGTGCCTTTAATAATATAAACACTGATCGTTGGTATGACATTGGCGATATCGCATCGTACCATAAAACTTGTGCAGAGTTCCTTACATTTAAGGCACGTGAGTTTAATTCGTTTGAATATAGATCAGACATCAACGCCATTACTAAAATACCATCTCATAACAATACATTTGCTGTAAGAACAATTATGAACGAAAAGAATTGGTTTGAAACTCTCAATCCAGTTCAGAGTATGTTTGTTCCTAAAATTCTTAAAGACGATTACGCATTGTCAATGTCATACGAGTCAGGAATTCTATTATCTGATTTGTTTGCACACGAAGAGATTTCTAATAGTACTATTGATTACTTAATTGAAAAAGTTATTCTGGCTATGCGTACTCACTTCCATGGTAAAGCCACATTAGAATTTACTGCTGACTTCCATGATAATGCTGAAAAGATGTGGGTCAATAAAACATCGGAACGTCTAACATGTTCTAAAGATTTTTATAACGGTGTCGCACAACGCTGCCTTGATAAAGCTGAACCTGTTTCGGCAATGCATGGCGATTTACACTTTGGTAATATTCTATATAATCCATATAATGATAGTATCACATTGCTTGATCCTCGCGGTTCGTACGGAGACCATGTTGGCTGCGGTGGTGATTACTTATATGATATGTGTAAACTATCACATGACTTATATCATGGCTATTCTGAATTAGTTACAGGAAACAAATATCCTGATTATGTTTCCTGGTCATTTAGTAAACTAGTTGACAAATACTATCCGACGGTATATAATGAAATAATTGATGGTGGTGCTTTATTGATTGCTACCTGCATTAAATTACACTATGATTGTCCAGACAGACAACAAAGAATGAAAGATTACGTAAATGACTACGCAAAAAACATTAGTCGTTGATTTAGACGATACTATATGTATTCCTAATCATGACGAAAAGGATACATATAGAAAATATGGATTAGCACAGCCAATCCCTGAAATGATAGAAGCACTTACTAAAGCAAAAAAGCTTGAATATAAAATTGTTATTAGTACTGCGCGAAGAATGTTGACTCATCGTGGAGACATAAATAAAGTCATAGAGGATGTTGGTGATATTACTACAACGTGGTTAAATGAGCATAAAGTACCTTACGATGAAATACAATACGGTAAACCATATGGTGTTTACTATATTGATGACAAGGCCATGCTTCCCTATACGTTTATAGAATTGATGAAGGATTAGATTATGAAACACATTGGATTTGGAAAACTTGGCAAATCGGTAAAGTTCCAGAGAAATAAATATTCGCCAATTGGTGGCGACAACGAGGCAAGCTGTACGCTACGCGCATTAGCAAACCTTAACCCAGATATTACATTCCATATTATTGGACGTACTGATTATGGTTATTTAAATGAAGCAGAGCAATACGAATTATTTCCATATAACAACGTAGTAGATGTTTGGAACAAAAGGTCTATTGGACCTGAGCATTACAACCAAGATTATTATGACCATGTAAAAAACTATCTCAAAAATAATAATATTGAACTTGATTATACTGTACTAATGGTTGGTCAAGTTGGTTCTGTTACGATACCCGATAGAATTGTTAAAGTAAACGACGCAACTCAAATATCAACAGTACTTGATATGACAAAAGGTTATACGACTGGTATTACATCGTGGTTAAATGATTGTAGACCAAACTATGTTGAAATTGTAAATGATCCACGGTATGTTATGAATCAAGCCAGAGATATGATGCATCCACCAACAATGTCACTTGGTCAATACGATTATGAATATATTTCAAATAAAATTAATTCGTATGAAGACCAAACACGTACACCAATATCAGTTAAATCTGTATATGCAGGTATGGAAACAGCTTTTTGTTTAGATTACGAACATGGAACGGACATAAATAGAAATCGTAATACAGACTTTATGATTGTATTAAACGAAGGCAAACCATCGCGTTATAAATTGTTAAAAGAATGGATCCTCGACCATAATGAGGATGTTGACATTTATGGCAAATGGTCAGAAGAAATTATGGAAGGTGATACGCGGTTTAAAGGATCGCTTAAAATTGACGCGCTGCAAGAAAAACTACAAGATGTTAAATTTACTTTTATCATTCCAATTAAAAAAGGTTGGGTAACTTCAAAATATATTGAAATGATCAACGCTGGTGTAATTCCATTTTTAC